ATTAACTTAAAGACATCATATATTTTTCTTTATATTAACTTAAAGACATCATATATTTTTCTTTATATTAACTTAAAGACATCATATATTTTTCTTTATATTAACTTAAAGACATCATAATTTTTTTCTTTATATTAACTTAAAGACATTATAATTTTTTCTTTATATTAACTTAAAGACATTTTTTTATAAAAATATTACTTAAAAAATTATTACTATTTTTTAATATGATAAGCATAAATACAAGTGAATCATTTATAAATAAAGATCTTAATGATATATTAAACAATAATAATTTAGAAGATAATGAATATATACTAAATGCTGGTACTTTGATGTTAAAAATAAAAAATAATAATTCTGATTGTAATGTATTTAATCTTGTTAATTATTATCATAGTATTATCAAAACATTAAACAATAAAATAGAAAACTTAGAAAAAGATATTGTTAATAATAATATTAGTCCAGAAGATAAACAAATAATAAATCATATTGATAAAAAGTACGATGACTTATTTAATAAAATAAGTGCTAATTTGTATGATTATGATAAAAATATAAATCATAATTTAAATCCTATGTTATCAAGAATTAATGATATTGATCATAATTTTTCAAAATTTTTTAATAAATTTGACTCAGGTAATGTAGAAAAAGGTAATTTTGGTGAAAAATTTATACAATCTTATTTATTTGATAAGTTTTCTAGTTGTACAATAACTGATACTCATAAAAATACTTCTTACGGTGATATGATGTTTAAATTTGATAAATTAAATACTATGATTGAAAGTAAAAATGTTAATAATTTAAAAAAAGATGATATAAATAAATTTTACAAAGACATCAGTATTAGAACAGAAAATAATGAAATTAATTCTGCTTTATTTATATCTTTGAATGAATGTAGTATTTCTGATTCTTGTAGATATTTTTCATTTGAAATTAAAAATAAAATTCCTATTATTTTTATTTCTAACACATTTAAAAATCCTGAATTAATTAGAATATCAATTATTATTTTAAATTATATAACAAAGTTTATTACTAACTTTAACAATAGCTTTTCTATTCATAATATAGTTAATGAATTAGAAAATAGCATTCATTTAATAAATAAACAATTTGATTATATTGATACAGATAAAAAATTAATTACTAAATTTCAACAAAATTTAACTGCTAAAGAAAATGATTTAGATAAATTATTAAATACTATACTTAATACAATACATAATAATAAAATTGAAACTAATGAAAATATTGATTACTCATTGGATAGTTTAATAAAAATTCTAAAAACTAAAAAAAATATAGACCCAGATTTTAAATTAACTTTAAATAATATGAATTCATTTAATATTTCTAAATATATTGTTAAAAAATATGGTGGAATAAAAAAACTTAATAAAATTATTGATGATCAAATTATTAATGAAAATTATATTATTTTAAATTAATTCTTTAATAATATAATATAAAACTACTTAAAGAAATAATAATATATATAATTATAAGTATTATGGTTAGATGGCCGAGTGGTCTAAGGCGGTAGACTTAAGATCTACTATCTTCGGATGCGTGGGTTCGAACCCCACTCTGACCAATTTTATTCTATATTATTATTTATAATACAGAATTATTATTTATAATACAGAATTATTATTTATAATACAGAATTATAATTTATATAAAGTATCACCTTTATTTCTTTTAACAAAATATGAACATTTATCAACAGTTAATGGTTGTAATTTCTTTATTTTTAGATTTTTATATTTTTTTAATGACCCAAGTCCTCTTTCAAATCCACCATCATTCATATTTAAAATATTATTTAATAAATTAATAATTTTACTTGAATGAAATCCAACTATTTCACTATTATTCCAACCTTTACGAGACCTATATTGATTTATAATATCATATTTTTCTCTTGGATTAATATATAAATTTTTATATTCTTTAATAAAATATTTACCCGTAATCTTATAAATATAATCATACTTTTCTGTTAATTTATAATAATTTATTATTTTTATTAGTGAATTAATTTCTAATATTGATGAATTATTTTTTGATTTATAATAATTTTCCTTACTTTGATCAAATAAATATTCATAATAATGATTATCTAAAATAGGTAGTCCTTTATTATTACTATCAACTAAATATATATCTATTCCTGTTTTTAACCATTTCTTTACTCTTTCTAAATACATTTTTTCTTTTTCTTTACTATTTATATATGTTGTTAATATAATACATATTTTATTATTATTGGTAAAATTATCAATTAATTTTAAATTATTATTAATAAATAAAAATATAATTAATATTATTATTTGTGTTAACAATAAATTATACATATATTGTTTACTAATATAATTTATTTGTTTTTTATAGTATATTACACATAGAAAATTGTCCTTCATCTTTGACTATTTTTACATTAACATTACCATTTTTATTATTTTGATTATTTTTACCATTTTGACCTTTTTGACCTTTTTTATTTGTTCTATTTTGTTGAGATTGTTGAGATGTTGGAGGTTTTTGTTGAGATGTTTGAGGTTGTTGAGAAAACATATCTATATATTAAAAATTGATTTTTTTTTTATATAAATAACATAAATTATATATTAATTATTATGAATAATAATAATTTTCCTGTACGTATTAATGATGTACCAATTATTGATTTTTTACCAATAAATGACATACATAATCTTTGTTTAGTTTCAAAAAATACACTAGAATTTGTAAATAAAAGAAAATATATAATTAAAGATAAATATAATAAATGTGCTACTATTATACAACATTTCTTTAAGTACTCTAATACATTATTTAAATTATCTGAAAGTTTAGATAGTGAAATCCTTTACACTTTAAATTCTAAATTAAATATTTTTAAAAAAATTAAATTTATTACTGTTAATTTAATGTATATGAAAAATTACAATCTAAAAAATGCTAATGATTGGATTAAAGGATTTAATGTACAATGGAAAACTAATACCATTAAAAACTATATTCCAATTGATGTAAATAAAACATATAATAAATATGATTTAAATAAATTACTTACACAAATGGAATTTAATGATATTTTTTCTATAGGTTTTTAATTTTTTAGATATTAATAATATTTTATAAATCATTATTATGTACCCTAATAATTCTTATAATTGTAATATTATTAAAAATTTACTTATTCAATGTACAATTCATTCAAATAAACTTAATGAATGTACAATACTTAAATCAATCTTTAATCATGAATGTAAAAAAATAAAATATGTATATAAATCATCAAAATAATATATAATTATTTTAATAATAATATATGGAGATTAATGGACTCGAACCAATAACCTTTCGTATGCTATACGAATACTCTTCCATTGAGCTAAACCCCCATACTATTATATAGTATTATCTTTTTAAGTATTTTTATTTATTAGTTTAAAATAATTATATTTTTTATTTATTATTTATTATGTACCTTGAAAAATTCCCTTACAGTATTCCCATTAAATCTTCAAAATATCCTGAACATATTCCCGCTTTTATTGAAGTTAGTCAAGGCTCAAGAATGAAATATGAATGGTCTCATAAAAAAAAAGCCCTTGAATTAGATAGAGTTCTTCATAGTGCCGTATTTTATCCTCATAATTATGGATTTATTCCTCAAACATTATGTGATGATGGAGACCCATTAGATGTTCTTGTTATGTGTGAAGGACCAATACTACCTGGTGCTTTTGTAAATATTAGACCAATATGCTATATGGTAATGGAAGATGAAAAAGGTAAAGATGAAAAATTATTAGCTGTTGCCCAAAATGATGCTCATTATGAACATATTAAAACTATGGAAGATATTCCTGTACATAAACTAAATGAAATATCTCAATTCTTTGAAACTTATAAATCACTTGAAAAAGAAAAATGGGTTAAAGTTGGAGGCTGGGAAAATAAAGAAAAAGCTTTTGAACTTATACAAAATACTCATAATAAATATATGCATGAAATAAAAAAATCTTCTGATAGTCTATGCTCATTAATTGATGAAGATGTTTAATTTATAATATTTATTTTATTTTTTTATAATAATTATTAAAAAAATAATTTATTTTTATATAAAATTAATTTATTAGTAATATACATATATGAACCTTGAAAACGAAATAAACAACCTAAATAATAAACTTATCAATATTAAAACACATAAAGATGTACCCTATTTTAATTTCAAAAATAAATCTTTTATTGCTAAACCTTGTCATATTTATGATGGTGATACTTTTTCTGTTATATTTGATTATCATGGAGAACTTATTAAATACAGATGTAGATGTTATGGATATGATACTCCCGAAATGCGACCTTCACTAAAAAACCCCAATCGTGATCATGAAAAAAAACTTGCTTATGCTGCAAAAGAAAGAATTATTGAATTACTTGAAGCTCATCCTTCAAAACTTATTAGAATTGAATGCTTGGATTTTGATAAATATGGTAGAATTTTAATTAAAGCTTATAATAATGTTAATGAAAAATCTATTAATGAAATTATGGTTGAAGAAGGTCATGGAAAATGGTATGATGGTGGAACAAAAGATACTAATTGGTAAATAATAATTTTTAATTTAATAATGTTCGTATAACTTATTTATTTTTTTACATATCTTATTATAGATGAATGATTTAGAAAAAAAATATATTCAAAAATATAATAATTTAGAAATTGATTTAAATAATTTAAATAATAATTTAAATTATAACTCTAATAATATCATTCTTGATGATTTGAAAAATGATCTTATAAATATACATGAAAATAAATCATTAGTCAATAAATCAAAATCATTGATGATTAAGATTAATAAATCTAAAAATTTACTAAATAATAAAAAAAAACTTGAAAAATTTATCAATAAACAAATTAAATTACTTGATACTAATAATATTGATACTGATATATTAATTTCTATAATTAATAGTTTTAAAAATTATTTAAATATTAAGTTTAATGATTTAAACAATAAATTAGAAACTATTTTATTTAATAGTGATTTATTTAATGATTTAGACTTTTTTTATATCATTAATCATAAAAAAAATAAAAAAAATAATCTTCAAAAACTTATTAACGCATTTGATTTTAAAAATTGCTATTTATTTCATCCTAAAATATTCTTCTTTGATAATAATATTTATTTAGATAATCAAGATACTATTGTAGAATTTATTAAAAAATTTAATTTTAATTATAGAGATTTACCTCATAAATTACTTAAAAGAGGATTTTTATTTGAAATTGATAAAAATAATAAATCTTTTATCCTTAAATTTCAACCTAATAAGTCTTATATGGAAATTCTTATGAATAAATATTTATCAAAGTTTAATCAACTTCATGAATTTATTTTATTTCCTAAATATTTCTTTGTTAATAAAAATAACTCCTATTTCTATATTATAGAAAAATATAATTGTGATTTATTTACTTATATTAAGAAAAAAAATGAACATTTACCATTATATGAAATTATATCTATCATTAAATTCTTAATTAAATTTATTTATCATCTTCATGATTTAAATATTATTTACGCTGATATTAAACTTGAAAACATGATTATTAATTCAAAAAATAATCAAATTATTGATATGAAATTTATTGATTTTGATGTATCTCTATTTGATCAATTACCTAACGAATTTTTAGATTTTGATCCTAAAATTATTCAACTTTTAAAAAATAAAAAACCTAGAGGAACAAAATTTTATCAATCACCTAATGAAGAAATGAAAAAATCAAATGATATATTTAGTATTGGTGTTTTTATTATTATTTTATTGTATAAAAATACAATGAAAATATTTAATAATAACATAAATATATCATCAACATTAAAATCAAAAATTATAAAAAGATTAGTTTATTATAAAAATAAACTAGATACTAATGAAAGTAAAATAAAATTAATAAAATATATTTTTAGAATTTATAATGATAAAAGATTTAGAAAATATTGGAATTCTAAAATAAAAATAAGAGATATTTACTTTCAAGTTAAAAAATGTATAAATCAAACTATTGATATTCAAGAATTATATAATTCTTTTACATAAATATTATATTAGTTATATATATGAATAAATTTAATTTATTACCTATTATTGCTGGTATTGTTGGTAGTATTTCTGTATTTTTTCAAGCTTATAAAGTAAATATAACAAAATTAACAAGAGACATATCTTTAATTTCTTATTTATTACTCATTTTAAGTGCTTCTTTATGGATTATTTATGGAATATATATAAAAGATAATAATTTAATTATAGGAAGTTCTATTATTTTATTCCCTAGTGCTTATATTGTTATTTATAAATTATATAATTCTTATAAAAATAACAAATACTAAGATTTTACTTGTTTCAATTATTCTAGTTTATTTTTAAATTTTTTTAAAAAATATATTGATTTATCTTTTTTAATATCTTTTATTACATCTTTTAAATATTTTAGTAAATTTTTTTTTGTACTCTCATTTTCCATTCCAAAATAAAATTTCTTTATATAAATTAAATATTGAAATAAATCAATATCTTTTTTTATAAATGATGGTGTAAAACCTAAGAATGGACGAAGATATTTATCTTTACCTAAATAATTTATTGTCGTTGCTATTGTAAAACCAGCATAACTTGCTAATTTACCAGCATTTACACTCTTGAAGATTTAAAATGGGACAAATAATGAACCAATATTTATTCTTTTTTTATTATAAGTATGACAGATAAGACGAAGATTATAAAATATCTGCGGTTAAATATTATTTGAATAACAAAGATAATATTAGAAAAACTTGTAAAATATTTGATTGTAAGAAATCTACATTACAAAGATGTATACAAAGATATAAAACTTCTAAAAATCTAACAAGAATAAACAGAAAACCTATATCTTATAAAATTACTAAACTACAAGTTAATACTGCGTTAGAATTATTGAAACAAAACGAACAACTTACTATGAATGAATTAGCAGTTGATATGAAAAAAAAAAATACAATAAATTTGATATTAATCCTCAACTTTATTTTTTATTATGTTATTCATTGTTTTTACAACTTCTTTTTCTTTTTTATTTATAAATATTACTTAGATTATAATTAAATTAAATTTAGACTATATTGTTTCTTTAATATTTATTAAATTATTAATAAATAAATCATAAGGATCCATATTTAGTCCTATATTTTTTAGTAATGGTATTTTATATGTATTTTCTCTAAACTTAGTTTTTATTTTAATAACTTTACCATTTTCATTTTTTACTTCTTCTACAATATTTGCCTTTTTTGGAAAAACATTACTTCCTTGACTTCTTTCAATAATAATATTTTTTGATAAACTTAAAAAATTTTCTTTATTTTTTAAACTTAAAGTATCTATAACACTTGCAATATTTTTATCTAAATTATAAATTTTATTTTTTTTATTTGTATAATTTTTTAAATTTCCTTTTATAATTATTTCCTCATACATTCTTGAAACAGCATATAAATCTGAATATATATCAAATGTATATACTTTATTCTTATTTTTTTCTAAATTATTATTTAATAAACTCATATTAAAATATTTAGGTGTAATTCCAATATTTTTTTTTATTAATTTACCATTTGTCATTTGCTCTGTAAAACCAAAATCAATTAACTTTACTTTCATATATTTTGATAAATTATATTTAATTATTTTTATTTTTAATAATTCATCATCAATAATAATATGATGATCTTGTTCATTCCCATCAATTAATATTATATTTGATGGTTTTATATCTAAATGTAAATAATTCTTCTTATGCATACATTTTATATTTTTTATTATTTGTATTAATATATCAATCAGTAATTTAATAATTTTTTTTTTTAATATAATTTTATTCTTATAAAATACATGTTTTTTATGATATAAAATTTTTAAATAATAATATAA